GGCGGCACGTATCGCCGGTGCCTGCGCTGCGACCCCCTGGAGGGCTGACATGGCGCGCACGAAGATCGTCCTCATCCACTCCGAGATCGAGGCCATGCTCAAGAGCGCCGGCGTGCGCGCTGTCCTCGTCGGCCCGGCTGACCGTGTGGAGGCCGCTGCGAAGGCGTCCGCCCCTGTGGTGACGGACGCCTACCACTCCTCGATCCACCGGGAGTCCGCCACGACGGACCGCGCGGTCGAACTGGTCGTGGCGGACGCGCCGCACGCCCGGGTCGTGGAGTCGCGCACCGGCAACCTGGCGCGCGCGCTCGGCTCCGTCGGGAGCGTCTGATGGCCGGCGTGATCCATGCCGACCTCGAGGCGTTCCTCATCGGCAACCTGTCCGCGTCCCTGACCGCCCGCACGGAGTCGTTCACGACGTCGGTCAAGGTGTCCAACCATGTCCCGTCCGAGCAGCCCGGCGACCTGTGGCCCACGTCGAAGCGTCTCGTCGTGATCCGTGACGACGGCGGCCCTGCCCTCGGCGACGTGCGAGCCATCGCCCGCCTGGGCATCCGCGTGTGGGGCGCCAATGCGGGAGAGACGTCCGACCTGGCGAACCTCGTGTCCGCGCTCATCGGCTCGTCCGAGGGCGCCGGTCCGATCCGCCGTTCCGAAGCGAACCGTCCCTACGACGTCACCGAGGCGTCCACCCGTCCGTGCCAGTACTTCACTGCGGAGCTCGTCGTCCGCGGCGTTGGTCTCTAGCCGAGGCACCCGATCGCGACCGCTACGGCGGGGTCCGTGCTGGCGATGGCGGCATCCGTGGTGGCCGAGTCGGGCCAGTCCGTGAACTCCTTGGCGAACCCGTCGACGGACATGGTGATACCGGAGTCGAGCCCGTTGGTCGCCCATACACCGGTCTGATCCTCGACCCCGGTTGCCGTGAAGCGCATGGCGACGAAGTAGACCTTGCCGTAGTCGGGTGACAGGTACACCTGACCGGTCACCGGCACCATTCCGGTGCCGTCGAGCGCCCCGGTGGCGATCCGGTCGAGCAGCGCTTGCGGCGCCTGGGTGCACTCGGCCGCCGGCGTCGTACTGGTCCCATGTGCCGGCGCATCGGTCTTGCCTCCACCCGCGCACCCGGCGAGCAGTCCGACGATCAGCAGCACCCCAGCAGTGGTCCTCATGGCCACTCACCGTACCCCGCCGCGCGCACGGCGGTAGCCATATCACCCCACCCGGCGGCCGTGCGCTGTCATCTCGACACGAAGGAGAACATCATGACGCTCACTGCGACCAATGTGCGCACTGGCATCACGGGCGAGGTGTCCGTCGGCCTGCTGACCGCGACCCCTCCCGTGACCGCCGCCGAGGCCCTGACGGGCTACGACGGGCTCGGCTACGTCGGCCCCGACGGGGTCATCCCGAAGAGCGAGAAGACCGCGAAGGACCTCACCGCGTGGCAGAACAACGCCATCGTGCGAACCCTGATCACCGACGCGAAGCGGACCTACGAGTTCACGCTGTGGGAGACGAGCGTCGACACGATCGAGTTCGCCTACGGGACGACCGTCACGCAGACCATCACCGAGGGCACGTACACCATCGACCCATCCGCGACGGGCGGCAGCCGCAACTTCGTCGTCGACGTCATCGACGGCACGAACGCACACCGCGAGGCGTTCGTCGGCGAACTGACCTCGATGGAGGAGGCCGGATGGAAGAACGGCGAGGCCGTCGCGTTCAAGTGCTCGGTCACCGTGTACGGCAACGTCGACGCGATGGACACGGCGCTCAAGTCCGCGGTCTGACAGCCACCGGCCGGGGTGCCTGCGCGGATGCCCCGGTCGGTGCTCAACCCCATCCGCGCTGACCTATCCGCGCACGACAGAAGGGCACGCGCATGCCTCCCGCAGCACGCAAGACCCCCCCACCCCGCAAGCCGCAGGACCACAAGCCGAAGGCGACCAAGCCGGACGGCTTCACGTTCGACCACGACGGCGTGACGTACACCCTGCCGCACCCGTCCGAGGCTCTCGCGAAGATCCCCGGCAAGGCGTTCCGCGACGCCATGCTCGGCGGGGAGATCGGCGAGTTGAAGTTCGCGCTGGTCTGCGTCGAGGCCGTTGATGCTGCCCCGGCCACGCTGGAAGCCCTCTACGCGAAGCCCACCGACGAGATGCTGACCATCCTCGGCAAGTGGATGGGTTCGGCCGACATGAGCGGGGCGACGCTCCCCCAATCCTGACGCTCCTCGATCTCATCGAGGAGCACCGCCCCGCGTTCGAGTATGACTGGCGCACCCGGTTCGGGTGTCGCTTCGACGTCCCGGCCCAGATGTCCTGGGGCGAGGCATGGCGGCTGACGATGGAACTCGCCTCCGACCCGTCCTCCCATGTGGCGGCCGGGATCTACGGGTGGGACCACGCGGTCTCCTACGAGTGGATGCTCGCCGCGAACGCCTACGACGCCTTCGTCTCGGCCAACTCTGACCCGAAGAAGTCACGGCCCGCACCGTACCCGCGGCCCTGGGATGAGAAGCCCAAGGCCATCGGGGCCGGGACGTCCATGTCGGTCGCCGAGTACCGGGCCCTGCGCGCGCGCATTGAGGCACCAGCCGGTCGGTCGCGTGACGCGCGCGGCCGGTTCACCACGTCCCCCTGACCGCACGCGAGAGGGGCTGACATGGCCGGACAGACGATCGCCGCCGCATACGTTGCCATCATGCCGTCCTTCCGGGGCGGCGCGGCTGCGATCGGCAGGGAGATGGACGGTCCGCTCGCCGCCGCGGGCACGGCGGGCGGGAAGAAGTACGGCGGCGGCATGCGCACGAGCATCGTCGGGATGGCGAAGTCCGTCTTTGCCCCGCTGCTCGCCATTGGCGCCACGGTCATGGTGGGGAAGTTCTTCTCCGGCGCGATCAAGGAAGCCTCCGGGCTGAACGAGTCGGTCAACGCCCTGAACGTGTCCTACGGGGGCGCGTCACAGGGTGTGCAGGCCCTCGGGAAGTCGGCCGCGCAGAACCTCGGCCTGTCGAACCTGGAGTTCAACAACCTCGCGGTGCGGTTCTCCTCGTTCTCCAAGACGATCGCTGGCGACGGTGGGGACGTCACAGGGACACTCGCAGACCTGACCGGGCGCGCGTCTGACTTCGCCTCGGTCATGAACCTCGACGTGAACGAGGCCGCGCAGCTGTTCCAGTCCGGGCTCGCCGGCGAGTCGGAGCCGCTACGCAAGTACGGCCTCGACATGTCCGCAGCGTCCGTCGAGGCATACGGCCTGGCGAACGGGCTCGCCGCGAACGGCAAGTCCCTGACGGAGTCGGAGAAGATCCAGGCGCGCTACGGGTATCTCATGGAGCAGACCTCGAACACGCAGGGTGACTTCGCGAACACCTCCGACCAGCTCGCGAACAAGCAGCGGATCACCGCGGCCGAGTTCGACAACGTCAAGGCGCGCATCGGCACCGGGCTCCTCCCCATCATGTCGGCCCTCGTGGGCTTCGTCGGTGACACTCTCCTACCGGCGCTCGACAGCATGGGGTCATTCATCACCGGCACCGTCGTGCCGGCCGTCAAGGACTTCGCTGGGTTCATCACCGGCACCGTCGTGCCGGGCATACGGAGTTTCGCGAAGTGGGTCGGTGACAGCGCTGGCACGATCAAGATCGTTGCGGGCATCATCACCACCCTGCTCCTGCCCGTGTTCATCAGCATGGCGGTCGGCTGGGCGTATAGCGCCGCTGCCGCTATCGCATCTGGTACGCAGACGGCCGCGATCTGGCTCATGCTTCAAGGCGATGCCATCGCCTCGGCAGCGTCACAGTTCGCGTCGCACTACAGGGTCGTCGCCGGATGGGTGGCGTCCGCTGCTGCGGCCGTCGCCTCCGGTGCGCAGACGGTCGCGATCTGGGCCCTGTACAAGATCGAGGCCGTGAAGGGTGCCGCGACCACGGTCGCGTCGCACGCCCGCATGGCGGGGGCGTGGCTGGCGTCGAAGGCTACGGCGGTCGCGTCGATGGCGATCACGGTCGCGGCGATGGTCGTCGGGTGGGCCGTCATGGGTGTGCAGGCGCTCCTCGGTGCGGCGAAGATCGCCCTCGCGTGGCTCATCGCGCTAGGCCCGGTGGGCATCGTCATCGCCGCCGTGGTTGGTCTCGGCGTGCTGATCGCCCTGAACTTCGAGCGCATCAAGGGCTGGATCGGTGGCGCGTGGGAATGGATCAAGCGCGTCACGATCACCGCGTGGAACGCGATCGGCACCTTCCTTGCCGGCCTATGGACCTCGATCACGTCCACGCTCACGTCGGCATGGAACGGCATCGTCAGGTTCTTCTCCGCGATCCCCGGCCGTGTGGGCGCGTTCTTCACGATGGTCAAGGACAAGATCGTAGAAGTCTTCGGGTGGACGCCGCTAGGCCTCATCATCGAGAACTGGGACGGGATCATGGCCTTCCTCGGGGGACTGCCGGCGAGCGTCGGGGGCGCTATCAGTGGACTGTGGGACGGGCTCTGGACGTCGTTCAAGGGCGCGTTGAACAACATCATCGGCGCGTGGAATGACTTCTCGATCACGATGGGTGGTGGGACGACGCCGTGGGGTGCCGAGTGGCCGTCATTCACCCTCAACACCCCGAACATCCCGTACCTCGCATCCGGTGCGCTGGTCACGAACCCGGCGCTTGCGATGCTCGGGGAGTCCGGGTCCGAGGCTGTTCTGCCGTTCTCGCGGGTGGATGAGTTCGCGGCGATGGTTGCCCGGCAGATGGGCCAGATGGACGCCGGGCCGGTCTCCGGGCGTGGCAGGGACCTCATCGACTACGACCGGCTCGCGCGGGCGATGGCGAACGTCAACCTGACGATGGACGGGCGCCGCGTGTCCCAGTCGGCTGACGCATGGATCGGGGCGAGCATCCGATGAGGACGGTGACTGTCGGCGGCATCCTGCTCGACGAGGCGACCACGACGTCTGTCCGGGCCGTGGCGGATGTCGTCGGCTGGCTCGACGGCCCACCGGTGCGGTCGGGCTTGCAGGCCAAGGCGCAGCAGGACGGAGCCTGGGACGGGTCGGGCTCCAGGACCGAGCGCCCGCTCGAGGTCATCGGGTTCATCGAGGAGGCGACGGCTGCCGCTGCCGATGCGGCCCTGCGCGAGCTCACGGCGTTGCGTCCGCAGGCCGTCTACGAGGTCGTCGTCGACAACCCCGACGTCGGCGTGCTGTCGTGCCTGGCGCGGCTCGTGGGGAAGGTGACGTCGGAGTGGTCCGGCGATCGCGCGTTCGAGTACGCGATCCCCCTCGCGGCCCCCGACTCCCTGCTGTACGGTCCCGCGACTTACGGCTCGGCGTCCTTGGCGTCGGCGACCCCGGGTGCTGGCCGAATCTGGCCGCGTGTGTGGCCGACCGACTGGGGCATCCCGGAGGGTGTGACGCCCGGCGCGGTGTCGGTCCCGAACGCGGGCACGGCCGCGTACTGGCCGCGTCTGCGCATCGACGGCCCGGTCCTCAACCCGGTGGTCACTCTCATGGAGACGGGCGCGTGGGTGCGAATCAACGGGGCCATCTTGGCGGGTCAGTGGGTCGACATGGACATGGCGAACCGGCGGGTCCTGCTCCAGGGGCAGGTGTCGATCCGGCACTGGCCGGTGACGTTCTCGGGCAACTGGCTGGCGGTCCCCGTCGGCAGCGGGTCGATCACATGGACGGCCGACACGGCTGATCCTGCGGCACTCCTGCACGTGTTCGGTCACGAAAGGGCGGTCTCATGACCACGTTCCAGTACCTCGACGAGGGCAACTCTGAGGCCCAGGATCGCCTGGCGACGTCGTTCCTCCTGGCGCAGACGTCGACCGGGCTGGCGACGACCGGCGTGCTGTCGGGGCTGGTCGTGACGCAGACGACCACTGCGTCCGGCGCGGTGCTGGTGGCTGCCGGCGCGGCCCCGGTCCAGGCGTCGGTGGGCACGGGTGTGGCGCTGCTCGTCAACGACACGCAGGCGACCCTCGACGTGTTCACGGCGAACCCGATGGGCGCCCTGCCACGCAACGACATCGTGGTGTTCGACATGCTGACCAAGGCCATCATCGCGATCATCGGCACCCCGAACGCGACCCCGGACGACCCGACGGTCCCGGCCACGGCGTGCGCCCTGGCGCGGCTGCGGCACGCTGCGTCCGCGACGACGATCCCCACGGCGAAGATCGACGACCTGCGCGCGTTCACGGCCCTGCGGGGAACTAATCGTGTCGGTGCGTCCGTCAACCTGACCGACGGGTGGGTGACACAGGCAACCCGCACCCATACCGGGACGTGGAGCGTCGGCGAGAACAGTGGCGGGTTCGTCGGCGCGCTGACCGGCAACACGACCCCGATCGTCATCCCCGCAGGCAAGGGTGGCCTGTACGCGGTGTCGCTTGGCCTGGCCAACTCGGCGGCCGCGACCGGGTGGGTCCAGGTTCAGATCGGCGGAACACTGCTGGCGGGCTCCACGAACTTCTACCGGGGGGGCTTGTCCACCGCTTCTTTCGCCGCTGGGGGCGTCGCAGCCATCCTGCCGCTGGCCGCTGGTTGCGCCTTGACGGTCATCACAGGTCTGACCGCTTCCGCCTATGGGGTCACCGCAACCCTGTCGTGCTACCGGATCGGCGACTAGCCTGATGTACGAGGTCTACGCGACACGCTGGGATGACGCCCATGTGGTCGAGGAGATCATTCCCGCCCGCGGCCTCGAGTTCACCCTGCCACTGTCCGACCACGGCGAGTGTTCGTTCAGCGCCACCGTCGAGCCGGGCCGTTCGTTCTGGCGCCCGGCCCTGTCGGCGGCAATGTCGGGCGTCCTGATCTGCCGGGACTCGGTGCCGGTGTGGTCGGGTCGGATGCTCGGCGAGTCGCAGACGGGCCCGCGCACGTTCGCGTTCACGTTCGCAGAGTGGGGCTCGGCGTTCGAGGCCGTCCCGGCCGTCCCGCTCGCACTGACGAACACCAACGACCACGAGCTGTTCCGTCGCATGATCTCCGACGCGCAGGCCATCTCCGGCCAGAACTACCTCGTGCAGATGGGCTCGACGACGGGTGCGGCCCGGTCGGACCTGACGATCAACGCCTGGGACACGACGACCGTGGAGGAGGAGTTTCGGCGGCTCGGTGAGTCGGCTGGCGGCCCGGAGTGGTATGTCGCCGCGACCGGGACGTTCCAGAACCCGACCCGGACCCTGGTCCTGGGTGACCGGCTCGGGTCGACGGCCCCGTCCGCGGTCCTGGAGTACGTGGAGGACACGCAGGACTACGTACCCCCGGCCGCGCCCCCGGTGCTGACGATGCTCGGCAACATCTTCCCCACGGACGCCCGCCCGATCTTCGCTGGTGGGCGACGCGGTGGCAACGTGATCGCACACCCGGCACGACGGCAGATCCCCGGGATGACGGTAGCCAAAGCGGTCGGTGCGGGTGAGCAGGCCGCTCAGCTCCGCCGCTACGCCTACGCTACCGATCTCCTGGCGGCGGGTTACCCGCGGCGGACCCGCACGGCCCGGTACGAGGACGTGAGCAGGTCGGCGACGCTCCAGCGGCACGCCGACGCCGACCTCGCGGCAGCCCGGGGCATGACGACGGCGTACACGCTGACCACGTTCGAGGATGACCCGGACTGGACGGGCGTGGCCCGCGGGGACACGGTGCGAGTGATCCTGGACAGCGACGTGTATGCGGGTGTGCGCCCGCTGGTGTTCGAGGCGCGCCTGCTGGACCTGGCCGTGCTGGTGCCGGACGACGGCCCGGTGCGCGTCAACTGGACGATCGCCGATGTGAGGGGTGCCTGATGGGTCGTCTGCCGGAGACGGGCCCGTCCCTGCGGCGGATCATCGAGCAGCAGAAGCGCCGGGCGACCCGTAATGAGAACGCCTCGCCGTACACCCGGTCGGGCATGTCGGTCACGGCTGAGGGTCGCGTCGAGGTCACGGGGCAGATGCAGTCCTGGGACTACGACGGCACGTCCCGGGCCGCACTCGGCACGACGGGGTGGATGCTCGGCCCGGACGACGGCGGGGCGTCACTCCTGGCGCTCAACGGTATCGACGTGTACGCCAGCCTGGCCGCGAGGGACGTGACGATCCTCGGGCTGATCGACGCCCTCGCCGCGCAGCAGGCGACATTGGACGCGCAGCAGGCGACGCTCGCAACGACCGTCACGGGGCTGAGCACCGCTCAGGCGACCCTGGCTGATCAGGTCGCGGACCTGGCATCGAGGGTCACCGTCACAACGTCAATCGCAACCTTCAACACGGGGTCGCTGCCGAATGACGCGCTGTTCCATGCGTATGGCGCTGGAATCCCTATCACGATCAGCGTTCCGACTGGCAAACTCGTTGTAACGGTCGGGTGCGGGCAGGCTTCAATCACACCCGGCACAAGTGGGGCGGTAACCGCTGAGGCAACTTTCTCCCTCTCGAACGGGTCTCTCGTCTACGGAGACATCTCCGCTCGCGGATTTGCCGCCTACTCGAACTCGGCCAGCGGGGCGTCACTCACTGTCCAGCGAGCGTTGACGCTCGCGCCGGGAACCTACACGGTCACCGGGCAGATGCGGGCGTGGTCGTCTGGCTCGGCAGCCGGATCAGTGCAGTTTCAGCAGCCATACCTCACCGTCCAGGTGACGGGCTAAGGGAGCGGCGGCGGAACGTAGAACACGCCCGGCGGCGGCTGAGGATTGGTCATGCGTCCGATCCTACGCTCGCTGCGACCAGCGCTTCGGCTGCCCTGGTGCTGGCGGCGCTGACGTCCTCGACGTACATCCGGTATTGCTCGTCACCGCTGGCGGCGGCCAAGACGGCGGCTATCGCGTCGGCCGCGGCCTCGTTGCCTGGGGTCACAGTCTCCTCATACCGGAACAGCGGATCGGTGAACGTAGCGCGCAACTCGGCCTCTTGTAGTCCTGCCCCGTAGACGATGGCGTGCCCGAACTCGTGACGGACGACGGATCGGATCGCCGCGCCCGGGTCGATTTTGTCGGCGTACTCGGCGTACTCGGCGTCGTTGGCCTCGATCTGGACAGATACGGCACCGGTCGCGTCCTGGTATGTCAGACCCCACCACGGGTCGTCGAGAACGTAGAAGCCCCACGTCACGTCGCACACCGGCAGACCAAGGTCGCGCAGGTCGCGGATCTCGGTCCACGCGATGACGCTCACGGGCCAATCCAGGGCGACCTGACCGCTGCACACTTCGTCGCCACCTCGGACTGGCGGCAGGGCAGCGGCCGAGTCGGGGGTGCTGTACCGACCCACCAGTCCGGGCCCTTCTGCGACCGCCGAGGCTACGACCGATCCGCTCAACGCCCCAACGGCGGCGAGCATCACGCACGCCTTGGCGACGGAACGGAACATGCCGCCCACGGTACTCCCCCCTGACCCCCCGTCACGGGTCCCGCTGACATCTCACCCGGAGGAGGGCCCATGACCACGTACCACTACGAGTCGATCGCGGTCTACGTCGCGCTCGGCGATGCCCTGCGTCTCGCCAGCGGGGCCCGCGTGTTCACGACCGACCCGACCACCGGGGCGCCCGTTGATGCCACCCAGGGCACCCGCGTCGCCTCCTACGTCGACGCCGACGCCAACGGGGACGTGTCGTTCACCGCCGAGTCGTGGCCCGTCCGCCTCACCGGCGGCACCGTCTACGAGGACGTGTGGCCCATCGACGCGGCGGGGCCTGACGACGCGACCGTGGCCGGGCTCGTGGACGCTGCGACCGCGACACGGGCGGCGCTCGACGGCCGGTACCTCACGAGCGTCCCGCCGCTTTTTGCCGACCCCAACGCGGACCGGCTCGTGTTCTGGGACGACTCTGCTGGTGCGTTCGCCCCGCTCACCGCGTCCACCGGTCTCACGCTCACCGGGACGGACCTGTCGGTTCGTGCCGCGACGGACGCGCTCATGGGCGGCGTCGAACTTGCCACGTCAGCGGAGACCGTCACCGGTACCGACGACACCCGGGCGACCACACCGGCCGGGGTCAAGGCAGCCATCGCCAACGGTCCCGGCTCAATCATGGGCGCACCCACGACGGCCACTACCAACGGGACACCCACGACCGGCACCACGGTTACCCGCGACGCTGTCCTAGGCAACTACGCGTTCACCGCTGTCGCGGGTCACCGCTACCGGGCGATTATCGACGGGCTCCTGATGAACACCAGCGTCGCCTCCGACGTGGCCGTCGTGACCGTCCGCAACGGCGGGGCCTCCACACCGACAGCGGCGAGCCCGGTTGTCGCATCGACCCAGACCTGGATTCCATCGGCCGGCGGCGCTGGCCAGATGGCGGCGCTGGCCGCCGGGACGTTCGTCCCCGGCGCGGGGACGGTAACCCTGAGTGCGTTCGTGGCCCGGGCCGCGGGCACGGGCGTCGAGACCCCGGCCGGGTCGCGCGAACTGTACGCGGTCGATCTTGGCACCGCGTGACCTACGCCCTGACCCCGCCCCAACCCGGACCGACCAGAAGGGTGCGCCCCATGACCCGCAGCGCGAATCCGCCCGAATGGCCCCCGGTCCGGCACCCGTTCGAGGTCGCAGCGATAGTCGCCTTCCTCACCACGGGCATCCTCGGGCTGGCCGGTGCGGGTACGTTCACGCTCGCGCAGTTCCTCTCGGGTCCGCTCCTGATCGTGTGGCTCGTCGGCCTCGTCTTGTCTGCGTCTCTCGGTGGGGTGGCCGTCGTGGCTGCGACTCGCCGGCCGATCCTCTCTCTACTTTGCGAGCGACTGTTCCTCGTCGGCGTGGGCTCTTTCGCCACGCTCTACGTCGTCGCAGCCATTGCCCGAGATGGCCTCTGGAATCCTCCGTCGGTCATCCCAGGCACCGTCTCGACAGTTTTCTCGGTGGTCATGTTCACCGCCTATGCCGTTGGCGCGTTCTGGCGGTTGTGGCAGGTCCAGACGTACTTGCACTGGTGGTTCAAGCT